TGCCGCAAGCCTCATCGACCTGCGCGGTCGTGGACTTGCTGTTCGGGATGCCCTGGTTCAGCGCACGCCAATAGACGGTCGGCAGACCAGTGCGGATCACGACGCGCTCGCCGGTGGGCAGGTTGCCCTCCTTGAACACGCAATCCTCAAGGATCTCGTTGCTCTGGGACAGCAGTTCCGCGATGACCGGCACGCGGCCCTCGGGATCGGTGCGCTTGGCCCAATCGGCCAGCGTCAGGTTCGACGTAGAAAGAGTTGCCATTTGAAGTTTCCTTTGTTAGGGGGTTTATGACTGACTTGAGTACAGAGCATTCGCAGCGTCATCGAACGTCATCGGACCCTTGGGCTTGCCATTGGCCGGTGCGCCGCCGACGAACGAATCCTCACTGATTGCCTTGCCTGCGCGATACATGATCCGGATTATCTCCGGGTGATCGCCCAGACCAGACTGGTTGAGCAGCGTGCGAAGTTCGGCAGAACCGAACGTGTCAAGCGCCTTCTTTGCAATAGCCAGATTGGCGGCCAACTTCTCGCCACCAAACTCTGCATCCGCCTTGGCCGATGCGACCCACTCCTGCCGAATTGCCTTGACCTGCGATTCTTGGCGAGATGCGAGCGTCGGCCCCATCTTGTCCAGAATCTTCTGCGCGGCCTCGTTCGTCAGGTTCAGCTCCTTGGCGACCTCGGAGAAGTTGGTAATAACTTCCGAGTCAAACTCACGGCCTTCAGGCGCCTTGAATTCGTACTTTTCTGGAGCGCCGGCAGGCTTTGCAGCCTCGGCCTCCGTCTTGTCGCCAACGGGGCTTTCCACCTTGGCCGGCTCGGCGGTTGGTGGAGCCTTTGACTCCGGTGCCTTCTGCCCATTCCCGTAAAGAGCCTCTGCCGTCGCAGCGGTCTTGTCAGGGGACGAAGATGCTGGCGCGCCGTTATTGGGTGTTGCGGCTTCCATCATCGTTGTTTCGCTCATGCGATGAATTCTCCTTCATCATTGTGGGGTAGAGTTCCGGGCACTGCGAGTGGATCAGAGCCAGCATGCGAAGCCCGTAGTTCCGGTTTCCCTCGGCGAAGGACATTGCCATCGCGTTGGTGTTGAACGACGAACGGAACACGCCTGCCTGATCCAGGAGCCGCCAAAGAACGCGACGGCCCCGCTTGTTGCCCATGAGCCATTTGATGTCCGCTTCTTCATTCTCCCGCGCCAGTCTGTCGCGCAGCTCGCGTTCTGCTTTGCTGCGATCCTGACCGCGAAGGTCAAGCGGGTCATAGTTGCTCACGGCGGAACTCTAGGAAGTTCCTGATTTCATACGGGCACCGTCATCCACCATACAACATGGTGGCCGCGTCGTTCCGTCTGGCAACAGGTTCAATCGCCATGTCAGTGACCTGGAGTTCGATCTCTTTCTCGACTCCACTCTGCGTCTGCGATCCTTCGACCGCCTTGACATACACACGGGCGCGGATCTCCATCACGGTTCCAATCGCCGGCATGGACGTAATGTTCAACTTCTCAAGTTCTTCCGACTCCAGCGTGAGGCACAACTCCTCCGGGTAACGAGGCTCATCCATCTCAAGCTGACCCGGCGATTCCTCTCGCTCCGGCTCACGCGCCATGTTGACCATTGCCATTCAAACTCCGATCTGTATTGATTGATGCTCGTTAGTTGATTCGCTGCCGGTTGTTATGTCTACAAACCGGACACGCCGTTGACCGTGATAATGACGGACGGAATCGCGGGCCTGGTCGGGGTCGTAGCCGGACCCGCATATTCAAGCGACACGTCAGAACTCGGCGTTGACCAAAGGATCTGAACGAAATCGCCGGCTGCAACCTCAACAAAGTAGTTCCACGCCGTGACCAGCAAGCCATCTCCTCCGCCGTGACTCTTTGGCACCGTCACGGCAGTCGTGCTGTTATCAAGGTTCACGGTGTTTTTCGCAAACCAAATGCTGACGTTGTATTCCGATGTATTAGACACATTCTTGAACTGCGCGCTGAACTGGATGTTGTAAATGCCGGCGTGAGAGAATGTGATGCGGCTATTCGAAACCATAGTGACGCCACTCGAAATATCGGTGGTGTCACATTCCATTGGGGTCGCGGTGTTCGCTGAAGCCGACTGATCCGACACGTCATAGAACGATCCGACCGACGGGACTCGAGCAAAGTACAACTCGCTCCCATCAGGATCTTTGACGCCAACGATGTCGCCACTTGCGTTGTCGTAGAGAAACTGACTGCCAATCTTCATGTATGGCATTTCAAAGCTCCACAGGCGATGGCGAACCGTACCCAGAGAACATGTTCATCACATCGGTCAGGCCGTTCTGCTGGCCCGGTCCGGTCGGAGACTGTGCCAAGTTCTTGGCCGTCTGCGACTGCTGGTTCATAACAGCCATCTGTTCCTTGGCTGCCATCGCCCTATTGCGGGCACCGCGCACCATAGCCACATCCTTGTCGGCGATGATGAGCGACGGATCGACACCGAGCATATCGGCGTAGATGTCGGCCCACTGGTCGCTGTCGAACTTGTCAAGGATGTCAGGCTTCATCTGCGCGATCGCGCCGAGGTTGCCGACGAAACGATCCACGGCATTGGTGCCGATGGCACGCTGCGCCTGGGCCAGCATGGACACGAACTCGACGTTCAGATCCATTCCCTGCAACTCCGCCGGCGGCGGCGGAACCGCGCCAGACTGGATCATCCGCGTGAAGGTGATTTCCACCAGCGGGTCCAGCAGTTCGTTGTGCAGGCGCTCGAGGACAGGCCCGAGCATCAGAAGCTTCTCCTCGTGTCGCTCCGCCACCTCGGTTGCTGTCATGCGGGTGTAGGGTGCGCTTGCGAGCATGAGGAAAAGGTCGGCGTAGAACGATCCGCGCACGCGCTCGCGAACGTCCTGAATGTCCTGAAGCAGATAGTTCAGGTTGAGGTTCACCTCGAACGCGGTCTTGATGCCCATGCTGGCACCGTCCACGAACGAGATGCCACCAGGCAGCGTTTCCACGTCACGGTTCTTCATGCTCGTCGGAACCTGAAGCGGCGGCTTGGTCTGGTAGTCAATGGCCTGCGCCTTGCGGAGCTGCTCGTGCTGCAGCTGCTTGACATCGCCAAGCGCCTCCATGCCTGGGCTGTTTCCGTAGATGTCGCCGCCGGCGGTGGCCCAGCGCGGCACGAGAGCAGGGAAATATGTGAACCCGCTCTCGCGCAGGAACACGCCGTCCTCGCCGCCGACCTCGAAGTACCACGACCCGAACGGCATGTTCTTGCTGTCGCGCTTGGTCATGTCTCGGTCCATTCGCGGCTCGATCGCGTGAATGACTGGCACCCACTGGTCAAGCGTGCCGGTGTCGTACATGTTCCGCACACTGATCGAGCAGTTGTCGTATCCGAACTCCTTGACCATCTGGCTGACCGTCATCTCAAACTCGCGGTATAGCGTGCAGACTCGGCCCTGTGCGTCCGTCGAAATGCAGTATTCGCCGCAGGTCAGAGGGTAGTGGTGGATGACGTTGTTGAAGTCTGGCAGCACGATGCTGGCAGCGGTGCCAAACGCGCCAAGCTCCTCGTACATCATGTGCAGGCTGCGGTAGGTGTTCGACTTCTGAAACACCAACTGCATGCGCTTGGTCACGTCATCCAGCCACATCTTGACGGGCTGGTACGAGTTCAATTCTGGATCAGGCGTTGCGAGCCGGAACCACTGCCGCGCCGGCGAGGTAGCGCCTGCCATCATGCCGGCCCCGAGCGTCCGCAACGCACGGGTTCCGGTGTTGTCGTAGATGTTGTTGTGCCGACGCCATCCGCGATCACGATCCTGGCGGAAGTACCGTCCGTTTCGCGGAAGCAGGTACGAGGTGATTTCCTGCCAATGCGCGAACCACGATGCCCGCTCACTCTTGAGCTGGCCCCAGCGTGTGAACAGCCGGTCGCGCTGCGGCGCGTTCTTGTACGACTTGCTATCGCTAGGGTATTCGCTCAATGTCAACCCCCAAGGAGCGTGTTGCGTCCAAGCATCAACTGCGACGGGTCAACGCCGGCTGGGCCAGTAAGCATTGTGGCAGATGGACCACCAGCGCCGCTTTCCTGTGCCGCAGCCATGATGCTGGCAACGTCAGGAGCCTGCTGCTGTCTGCGGCGAATGGCGGCCTGCGATTCCATAGCCTGCTGCCGAGCCTGCTGCGCCGCCTGTGCCTGCGCTGCCTTCTGCTGGTCCATTGCCTCGCGCTGCGCCTTCTTGCCCTGCTCGCCGGCATAGACGGAGTATCCGACACCTGCGGCGACGGCTGCGGTGGCAACGATTGCTGTGACAACTGCGCTCATTGTGCATCCTCCAATGATGCTGATAGTTCTCGAGCCGTAGCGTAATCGACTGTGATTTCGCAATCCTGCCCGATTGATTCCAAAGCGATCAACACGATTTCCGCATCGCCGTCGCCAGCAACAAACCGTGCGTTTGGTGCATGCGAATGGTTTGTCCAACGTCCGGCAACACATCGCTTTCCAGACATTCGACCAGGCCCGATGATCTCTCCTGCGGCAATATCCCTGTTTGCGAAAATGCCGGTCCCGTGGATCTTGGATGCGGCACGGTAACAGTTGGATTCGCAACTAGGCGTTTCGATGCAATCTCCATCGTATTGCACGATTCGATCAATCTGATCTTGGGTCAGGCCAGAACCGGCAACGAATGCCTCATATGAAAGGCGTGCCATGCTGTGTTCCTCGTATGCAATCTCCGGCCGGCGTGTCTGCAACGACTGCGCCTCGCACGTCAGCTGTTCTTCCGCATCTGCCACGCTGTTGGCCGATGTTGGAATCAGAGTAGTCCACCACGTATCAGCATGCGTGAGACCAGCACGCTTCGCACCAGCCTTGGCCGGCAGAACATGAAATCCTGTCAGGCGTCGTGCGCCATCATCGGTAGTGACCGTGATATCTCCACTGACGATGCACAAATTGTCGCAGGATGTAAGGGCACCAGTCAGCATTGTGTTTGCGGGTATCCGAATCGTCCTGGCGTACATTCCACCATGCAACACGTGTTCCGTCGCGATATGAACCTGTGGCAAAGCCAAAGCGGCGTTTTCAAATTGCCGCACAAGTTCATTCTGACTTGGTGGGACGGTATTGATTTCGCCATTCATTACGGGCACCTACATTGACTCATACGGGTCGTAGTCCTTCGGGCTGGTGTCGATCCGCTCGCGCACCTCTCGCGGCAGTTGCTTTGCGACCGGGTACGCGAACGTCAACGCAAGCGCATCGGCGATGTCCGGGCTGCCGCCGCCCTGTAGGCGCTTCTTGATTTCGTCCTTGGACTCGAGGCATCGCTTGCCTACGGCATCGAACCAGTACGTCGGTGTTGAAAGTTCGGCCTTGAGCGCCGTGTCATTTGGAATGCTGCCGCCGTTGCCAAGCCACTCCTTGACCTGCCACCACATCTCTGCGCGTCGGTTCACAAACAGGTTTGGCTGGTTCGCCTTGCCACCGAACGGCACCTCGACAATGTAGTAATCCAACTGGCGCAGGCGGTCGATGACGCCGGCACCGCCGCCAACGTCAATGAACACGGCGTCCGGGTCGCGATCATCAATGACTTGTGCGACCAGGCCGGCTAGTTGCATGTTGTCAACGCCGTGGTGGATCATCGGCTTCTCCATCCGTAGCCCTTGGCGCAACACAATCACGCTGCGGTCATCTCCGAAACGGGCAGGGTCCACGCCGATCACCAGCGGTGCATCCAGCACATCACCGTCGCGATAGACGATTCGAGCCGCCGCCTCGACATCTGACATGCTGATGAGCTGATCGCTGCCTGCCGCGCTGAAGTCACACAAGTACTCTCGAGCGAACGCCGTTTCGGGCATGTCGCGCTCAAGGCGCGCCACCTCGTCAGGGTCCAGCGCATCCGTGTCGTGAACTGTGTATCGCGTTGCGTACCAGTCAGGAAGGCTGCTTGCGCGGTAGAACAACTCGCTGAACAGGTTGATCCCGGCCGGCGTGCCAATGAACAGCGCCCATCCCTTACGGTCTGAAAGTGCCGGCTGGATGAT